CAAGGTGCAGCGTCAGCTACTGGTGAATACTCGGTAGCATGCGGACTTGGCTGGAATAACAAAGCTATGGCATGTGAAACAGGCGCTATCGTTCTGACATATCGCAACATGCAAGATGAAATTATCCACATTCGCGCTTCTAAAGTTGGTGAGAACGGTATTAAAGCTAATACATGGTATCAGCTTGATGAGAATGGCGAATTCGTTGAAGTGGAGCTTTGATATGAACATAAAAACGAATTTGGTCAAATCAGCAGGCTTTGTAGGTGTAGTAACCGCTTTGACTGCTGCATATGCGATGACACCAGCAAAGCCAACTGAACCAGTCTATGTAATGGCCCCTTTCACCTTCGTTGAATTCGAGAAGAAAGATCAGGCAATTTTCGAAACTTCAAACAAAGAATTCACTTTAGAAGTTGACTTTGTCTCAGATGAATACCGTGACAGCTATGGCGTTCAAGGTGGTTCATTCTATGCAGCAGAAGTAAAAGAAATCAAAGACATCCACGTCTACAACGAAGATGGCGAAGTACTAAACGCCTATGTTGATCGTCTTGATGTTCAAGAGATCGTCCAAGTAATCGAACAAGAATTGAGAAAGCCCGCTTAAGGGCTTCGGAGAAGAAGAATGAAAATTTATTCAATTGAAATTAATAACCTTGGGCAAATTGGAATGTTTAGTGGTTCTCCAATTCCTCATGGAACCCTTGGTGTGACTATAGACGAGCATAATTTTGACCTGTATGAGCGTGTTGGATGCGCAATCTTTTCTCGCTGTGGTGAACTTGTACACGTATATCAACATGCACCAGGAACAACAGAGGGATTAAAAAGGTTATTTAACGTCAGATGATTGGTTTTACTTGTTCACAGGGGATAAGGGATGAACGCTCAATCATATCTCTGCGACATGAAGTCAAAGCTTGATCGAGTTTATACAACTTCTGAGCTTAATCAAGCAGTGGAGACGCTTTATCAATTCGATCATTTAGATCGCAACGAATACGAAAACTGGATTGCTGAAATCAAAGCGATTGAAGCTCAAAAAACAGAACAGCTTTTAAAGAAAGCAGCCTAATGAGAACAAATCTGCGCAATTTATCCAAAAAGTAAGGAAATTGTGCAGATATTTGCTCGGAGAATAGAGATGAATGCACCAGTAAAACATAACGCAAAAGACTTTTTCGCAAAGCCAATGGTTCAGGAAAAGTTAAAAGAACTTGTTGGCAAGAATGCCCCTGCTTTTGCAACGTCTGTATTGCAGATCGTGAACAGTAACTCGATGTTGGTAAATGCCGACCCACAGACTATTTTTAGTGCTGCGTGTATGGCTGCAACGCTGAACTTGCCAATCAATAACAATCTTGGTTTTGCTTATATTGTTCCTTTTAAAAACAACAAGGAAAACAAGATTGAAGCTCAATTTCAACTTGGGTACAAGGGATACATCCAGTTAGCACAACGTTCTGGTCAGTTCAGCCGCATTGCTGCAACGCCAGTCTATAACGGTCAATTGATTAGTGAAAATCCTTTGCTTGGCTATGAGTTTGATTGGTCGGTCAAGCCAAGTGGTGATCCGATTGGATATGTAGCGTTTTTCAAGCTAATTAATGGCTTCACTGCTGAACTTTACATGAGTAAAGAAGAAGTAATGAAGCACGCCAATAAGTACAGCCAAACAGCCAAAAAAGGTTATGGCGTGTGGAAAGACCAGTTTGAAGCAATGGCGCTCAAAACCGTGTTAAAGCTGCTTTTATCGAAGCAAGCACCCCTTTCGATTGATATGCAAAAAGCTCAAATGGCAGATCAGGCAATCATTCGTGATGTGGATAAAGACGAGTTTGAATACATCGACCATCAAGAATCAATTGCAGACTTAGAAGCACCAAAACCAACACTGAATGACGATGAGTTTAATGCAGCACTAGAACAGTTGAATGTTGGCGCAATCGACAAGGCTTATATCTTGGATGGGTATTCGCTAACAGATGCTCAACGTGTGGCAGTGGAGGTTCAGTGATGAAACTATTCCGCTGTTCTTCTCTACATAAATTAATTGGTGATGGTCGCTCTAAAGCGGCTGTCATCAGCGACACAGCAAAATCAGCTATCCGTGACATCGTGAAAGAGGACCTATATGGCTTTCGCTCATTCACAGGTAATCAGTACACAGCAAAAGGAAACTTGCTAGAAGATTTAGCAATCGAAATGTCAGGCAAGATGCGTTTCCGCAATTACCAAAAACACGTAGGGCGTGTTGAAAATAAACTAATCACTGGTGAGTGTGATGTGCTTGATCTTGAGCGAAAACTCATTATCGACACTAAGGTTACTTGGGATATTGGCACACATCCATTTTTCCAAGATGAAGCAATGGAGAAAGTCAAAAAGGCAGGCTATGACGTGCAGATGCAGGCGTATATGTGGCTTTACGATTGCGAAGTTGCACATGTTGATTTTTGGTTATTCCCTTGCCCGCCTGAACTTTTAAAAGATTGGGATGACATAGATCAGTTGGTTCATCTTGTCGAAGCAATTGATATTCGAGAGCGCAAGACGACTGTGATTATTGAGCGTGATGAATCGGTTATTCAGAAGATCAAAGACAAAATTCCGCACTGTCAAAACTACTACGAGCAACTATTTGCTGAGCGTAGCAAAGGAAAGGTGGCAGCATGATCGAACTCAAACTTGGCCTTTTAATTTTGACTGTGCTTGCAGTCATGGTGGGTGGTGACATGGTGAAAAATATCCCTGATTCTTTGACATTTCCATTCACTGTATGGATGTCAGAAAACGGCTTTTACCCTTGTACTAAGAAGAATGTACTTGTCATGAAACGTGGCAATGAAGTAGCAAAAATTTCAATGGTTGAAACAGAGCAAGGCTTTTCAATGAATGATGTTTGTCAAAAAAGATTCTTATCGTTCTGCCGTGCATATTTAAACCGAGACAAAAATTACATTGATCAATTGCGTATGCGAGGCATGGCAAAGATGAATCAAAACAGTTATCAGATGGTGGCGTAAATGAATATCAAAACTGTAGTTGTCAAAGCCCATGTACGTTACTGGGAAGATACTGAAATTAATGGTGTTGAAGATACAACTGATGGTGCAAACGTACCATGCAAACAAGGTGAATTATGGTGTCCTCGCATCGATGTCGAAACTGGGATTATTGAAAATTGGGAAATTGGAAAGACTGCTTTTGTTCACTACAAAGTGACTGATTGTTGTGGTTGGGAGTTGGTCAGCTCTGATGGAACTACAATCAAAAATCGAGAAGATGGCTATGTACCCGATACCTTGTGCCCTGCCGAGGAAGGTTATGGTGACTACATCATTATGAATATTGATGAAAACGGTCAGATCGCTAAATGGAAATTTGATTTAGATGATTTTCAGGATGAGGACGAGTAAATGACTAAAGATATTGAGAGAGAAAATATGACTTATGAGGAAAAAATAAAGCAGGTTGATATTTTTAACGCATGGGCACATTCACAAGGTTTTGATATACGGATGTCTGGTGAAACAGAACATAGCGATAAAGAAACTCATTGTGCATTCTTAGGGTGGATGGCTTCACTTAAAAAACTCGAAGGCTGCGTGGTGGTGCCTGTTGAGCCAACTCAAGCCATGATTAATGCGATGGAACAGTTTGATGATAGACATGACTATGCAGATATGACATCAGCTTATAAAGCAATGCTAGAAGCAGCAAGGGGCGGAAATGAGTAATTGGATTAGTGTTAATGAACGGTTGCCAGAATTTAGAGTTCCTGTCTTTGCTGGATTTTATAGAGATGGAGATTTCAATTGGTGGGTATTTGAAAGATATGACGAAGATGAAGGTTGGTGTTGGGCAAGGTATGAGGGCGACTTAGAAAGTGATGCTTATGCAGATGAATACGAAATTACGCATTGGCAGCCATTGCTAGAAGAACCAAAAGCGGATACGGAGGGGTGAAGATGCAGATTGATCGTAGAGTTCGAAATGAGTAATTGGATTAGTGTTAATGAACGGTTGCCAGAATTTAGAGTTCCTGTCTTTGCTGGATTTTATAGAGATGGAGATTTCAATTGGTGGGTATTTGAAAGATATGACGAAGATGAAGGTTGGTGTTGGGCAAGGTATGAGGGCGACTTAGAAAGTGATGCTTATGCAGATGAATACGAAATTACGCATTGGCAGCCATTGCTAGAAGAACCAAAAGCGGATACGGAGGGGTGAAGATGCAGATTGATCGTAGAGTTCGGGCGAAAGAGTTTATGCAGTTACTCTCAATTAAGAAAGATGCATTTTACTCTCGCATTAAAACAGGAGAAATTGAACAGCCTGTTCGGATCAACAAAAAAGATGTATTTTGGCATGAATCTTATGTGAAACAGAAAGTCGAAGAACATAAGATTGAATCTGGTACACTAGCCTGCTCATAGCAGGCTTTATTATTTTTCAGGTTATAGGTTGCATTTAAAAAAACGGGTAACGCAACGGGTATTCTCTACAGCAGCTATTCAATATATTATAGTTAACAACAGCTTATAATTAAAATATGCATTTGCTATTAAGATATTCACTGGAATCTATTCTCTATTTGGGGATAACTGGTATTTCAGCCACTCCCTGTGTTTAGGCCAACATAATTTAAATCAGGCATGAAACCTAGGCAATGACACTGCCCTTGTCAAGTTTCATCCTCAAATTAGAGACAATTCTAATAAACTGTGCGCGAAGAACCTGACACAAATTGATTTGAACGTTCAACAAAGTTGAGAAGATAAACTGAATACGACCCATGCCATCAACATCGTTGAACTGTCAACTGACCTCAGCTTACTCAACAGTTTTTCCAATTGAATTATTCCTTGAATTATATATATTTAGGTCTTCATAGTATTAGAAATTTATACAGCCATGAGACATTTATCTAATTTTATCCGAATTTTTGGGGTGAGTTTCACACTTTTAGCAGCACCTACTGTTTTTGCTGATGAAGCGGTTTCTGTAAAAGAAGCAGATGCATTGATTAAAGATGATATCGCCAATGCACAAGTACTGGTTGAAATGTGCCCGAACTTGATTGGTAAAAATGCTAAATTTGACCAAAATATCAAAAAAATGATGGGTTCATATTTAAGTAATTATTCTGATAAATCTGCTTCTTTGGACAGCTTACAGAAAGATGCTGAATTTAAAACTTTGCTAAAAGATGCTCGTGAAGCAGCATCTGAAGTGGATAAAGCCGAACAAAAATCAGTATGTGAAGAAGTAATTAATTTTGAAGGTTAATCACTTTTAGAAATCTGATGTGGTTTTAACGATTAAATGAGTTAAAACCACTTCGCTGTATCTAATTGATAAAAGTTCTGATATTGCTCGAATAATACTTACCAAGCATCCGGTTCACGAACCATATGAATAATATTAGCTGGACTAGTAATCCACCCTCCTCGAAATCCCTCTGTTAAGGGTTCAATTGCATCACAACGAATTACACCCGCCGCTTCCAAATATTCAGCAGCTTCGGAGAAATTATCGGTAAACAATTCAAGCCAAAGCTCAGCTTGACTCATCTCAGGTGCCGCAGCGATCCATAATTTAACGGGTCCAAGTTCAAAGCCTATATCAGGCAGCTTATCTGTAATTTGTTTAAGGCCAATCACATCACGATAAAACTTAACGGTAGCTTCAAATTGATGTGGTGGAAGTTTAAGTGCAATATCAACACCGCCTGTGAATTTTGCTTTCAT